CATGAATCATCACTTAATCGAAAGACAACGCCCCTTGCGAGGGCTCGCCCATTCCTCAAGGAGGTGCAGGACTAAGTCGTTTATATCGAATAGAGGCTAGTAAACATGGAGTTCTTTTATGAATTTTGAAGGTATAGTTGAAATTTTAACGTCTTTCACGACGAGATGCCTTAATACAGAAATTCGAGTTCACATACTGTAGAAAACACATACTCATAGTTGATTGTAATTTCCTTGGAAGGTTTGAAATTAGGATAACAGCTTTTACGCAAGTCATCCAACTTCCTAGCATAAGTGTCGAAAACTTTCTTGCCATGTAATGACAGTTCCATAATCGTTGACGTGACTTGATCTACATTAATCTGATGTCCCAAAATACCCTTCTTAGTCCAATTCAATGGATCAAAGAGGGCTTGTATCCTCATAGGTGCGACCCATTTACCATGGATATTGTCGTACCTAAACGATCTCTTAAGAAACTCGCAGGAATCCAGAGACATGAAAGGGACTATAGCGTTTTTTTTAAATTCAGTGGTATATACCATGCCTACCATGGCCATGGTTTCAGGCAAACTCAGTTCATTAAAAACCGGCCTGTATCTTTTGGAAACACTAAATATATTATCATCTCCTAAACAGATGAGAACAACATTACTATTGAAATCATCTATTTCCAGACCGCTGAAAATCCAAGCTAGCCTGAATGAGATGTTGTTGTACATGGTGTTGATGATGGCGGTCAGAGGGTTGCCAGAAGGCATGCCTGTGACCCACTCATAGACTTCATCATCGAAAACGTGTCTAGAATTGACTATTTCAGCCCATAATTGACTACGAATCCTGTTGTCTTGATTATCCTCACCATACCACCTATTTATTATCTCGACGATGGCCCACAAGATTTCAGGTCTTTCAGTTGTGTCAAAACCTTTATAATCTCCTGCGCCTATGCTCAAGTCTGTTTTATTGTCAGAAAACTTAAGCAATGCACGACTCATCTTGTCCCAATCTTTATAAGGATTGGAACCGATAGCTGATCCCACTTCAAAATTGGCTTGGAAGTACTCTGACATAAAAGCACCAAAATACATCCTAAAAAGGACCAACATGATAAACGGGGAGCCGGAACAAAGTCGAGTTGAAGGATTAATAGCGACCTTTTCCAAGGGTCTTAACTCATCCTTACAAAAACCTTTATAAAACCAAGCAGGTCTGATGTTATTATTGTATTTGGATTCTGCAACTTGAACTTCAATAGCGATGCGCTCGAAGTACAGATTTTCCAATTCTTTATCTTCCTTTATAATTGCTTGATAATAATCTTTCTTAAGGTTTTCAAATTTCTTCAGAGTCATGGGATAACCAGCACTAGTGGCTGACGCAATACCCCTGACATTGTCAAAAGCA